TTTGTTTCACTTCTTCTCTGTCTTGTATTACCTTTTGGTGGATCTAAGAACCAAATTGTACTATCAACAATATTAAATGATCCTCTATGAACTCTTGAAGATGCTCCAGCACTATGTGACTGTGCTGCCTTACCCAAAGTACCTCTCTTTACGTTAACAACAGGTATAGTTCCTTTTTCAGAACCAATAGCTGGTAATTTACCAGTTACTGGATCAGGTACTTGTGAATTAGATTCTGCTAAACCAACCTCTATAACTTTCATATACTCATCACCAACCTTCAATACATCTCTTGGTTGTATTGAACTAATACCACTTAATGCAAATTGTGTTACAGCTACACCAACAGAATCAAATCCAACATCATCTTGTAAATTATGTTCTACTGCTGTATATGATATTGGTTGTTGAACAATTCCATCTAATCCAATTACAGTTTTACTTAAAACTTTACTCATCTGGAACTTATGAGCATTACCAGATCCTGAATTAGTGAATGTTATTGGATCTCCACTAGTAATATACTCTTTCTTACTATACAAGAAGAATTCATCACCAGAAAGTGCCTTAACATAAACTGTTTCTGGTAAAGTATTGATAACATTACCATCAATACCTTCAGTAGAAGCAATTCCTGGAGCAGTAGCAGGAACACCTATAAAGGTAGAATATGGTGTATATGTTAATTCTTCATTAGTATTAAAGAAATGATTAGATAAAGTAAACTTACCTGTTGCTAAATCTAACTGTGAAGTATCACTTGGATTAAATCTCTTATAGTAGATTGGTGTTCCTTCATGCTTAAGTTCAAAATTAACTTTATTTGCTCTATCACCATTAGGACCATCATAAGCAGATAGAACTAAATCAGAAACAATAGGACCATATTCAAGAATATCTGCTTCATTTTCAAAATCATTTACTGTTTGGAATATTGTATTAAATGATTGAACCTCAACTATAGATGATGTATAGTCCAACATACCAGGACTGGTTCCATCATCAGGATAGAAATTAAACGATATTACTCCAGCATCTGGATTTGATACTCCAAATGTTCCGATTCCAGAAACATAATCATTTGAAATATATGGATATTCAACTACAACAGCATCACTATCTTTATCCTGCATTAAGATTACTTGATGTAATACTGTAGTATCACCACAAGAAACACGAATTAATGATTTTAAACTACTATCAATTTCAGTACTTAATCTAGTTACGGTTGAAATACCTGCTTCACCAGAATAAGTAGATTCTAATCTTGCTGATCTTTCAGCACCAATTGGTTGCCCAGTAACATTAAATCTATATGTTCCTATTCCAGCAGTTGTAGTTCCTAAACCAACAACATTTACTCCAGCAGATAGTGTTCTATTTCTATCATTAACAATATTAACATTTACATAATTTCCATCATGTGTAGCAGTAAGAATACCAATGGTATTAGCACTATAACTAAGTGGTTGACCATCTTCATTTACTGTAGTATCAGTATAAGATTCTACTAATTGTAATTCATCGGTTACATGATCTATGTTTAAAAGAACTTCATTATAGTTAAGAGCTCTACTGAAATTATCTTGGATAACAAAATCCGCACATAATCCATTAAAATCATCTTCATCAATTTTATAAAGTGTTGTTGTAGTAACACCTAAGACAATACTTTGAATATCAGTATTATCTAAGAAACCAATATCGGATGCTACTGTGTAATCAGTAGAATATGTAATAGTTGATGATGGAAGTATCTTAATAAAATCATTCTTTATTGTTATTACTCCAGTATTAGGATCCTGTACGAGTGTAGTTGTCTTCTGAACAGGAACCAAATCGGCAGTTGTTGAACTAGTAATTGCTGTAACTGCGAATCCTACTTCATATAAACCAGCAGAACTACTCTTTGTTTCCCAAACACTTAAATATGATCCAATTAAATTCGGAATTACTTTATCATATCCAGCATCAGTACTGTTTAAATCATAATCAGTGACTGTTAATACTAAATCATCATTCTGAACTGTTCCTGATATTGTTGAACTAACAGTTGTAGTAGCACTACCAACACTAACATTATCACCAACTAATTTAACTGATCCAAAAGATTCTGTTCCAATACCAGCAACATCCGTACTAAATGATGTTTTTAATACTTTGATATCATGATCAGTATCAAATTTGTCTGTTGGAGTAAATAATAAAGTTTTTCTTTCGGCATCAGAACTATCAGCAGAAAAATCTCCTAACAAATGTCCAGAATAATCAGATGTTTTTTCAAGTAAAAATGCATTATTAGTTGTGGTTAAAACAACCAAATCACTTAGTTGAACATCAAAACTATCTGGGTCTGTTATCTGAACAAGATATTTTACATAATTTCCATTAATTTCTTCAATTTCTGTATAATTTTCTCCTATACCAGCACTAGAGAATCTATCACTAATATCATCATGAATCAATACTCTATTAGTCAAACATTTTGTATAATCAGTTAATTTTACATTCTGGAATTCTATAAATTTTGATCTATCATCTAGTGCATCATAATCAATCGCCAAATCAAAATTATTAATTACATCAACTCTCTTTTCCTCAATCACATCTATTGTAATATCTGCGACTGCTGGTTGAGTTGTGCCAACACCAACAAAACTTGCTGTATCTTGAATTACTGTATCAGCAAAATTCTTAAGACCTGCTGGATGAATAACTCTATTCAGAGGATCTACAAATTTATCCCATGTAATAGGACTCTTAACAGAATAAGATAAATTCTGATAATAATCGTTATTGGGTATAACTTGGAAATCTTCATTTAATTTTCCAATATTGTCATTCCAACCATAATCAACTCTACTTGAGAAATCGACATTGAATTTAGCTTTACTATTCGTGATTCCAGTTACATTAGCAGCCGTTCCGCTAACATTACCAATAAACCTATCACCAACCTTTAATCTATCATAACCATCAGTTTTAATATAATCATCTCTATATTCTACGATTCTTATATCTTTTTTAATATAACTACCAGACTCTTGAACTAATATAGATTCATTATCTGAAAATTCTGCTCTATCTTGAATTACTTCCAACTCAGGATAAACCTTTCTGTTGACAATATTAGCATATCCAGATTGGAATACTTTAGCAACACCTGGATTAGTAGTAACGCCAACTAAATCAAATTTCAGTACATCTGGGTTTGATGATAAGTACTCACTAACTGTAAAGAATTGGTAATTATAATCAGAAGAATTAAATCCATCACCTTCTACAGTAGTTGCTGTCTGACCTGTGTTGCTAACACCTATACCTGCCTCACCAACACGTTGAATACCTTCAACGAATATTTCATCCCCAATAGCAAATGGAGGGGTTCTAAACCCATTTAATGGGGTTTGAAGTCTACATACGACAGTTGTATCACTTTCAACCGATATTGAATTGATACCAACTCCATTAGAATTGTCAATTGCTATTAATCTATGATTTACTGATTCTAAACCTTTTACTGGAGCAGCAATTTCAACTTCCGATATTGATTGTTCAGGAACTATTGCTGCAAAAGAATCACTATCAACTACCTGATTTGTATTTGGATTAAAGAGTAATAGTTTAGGAGCACTTAAATAATTTAAACCACCACTAACAATATTAACAGAAGAAACTTGATCTAAATTATCAATAGTAACAATTGGTGAGATAGATGCTTCTGGTCTTAATGTCTTATCAGCAGAATATTCAAAACCAATATCATTAATTCTTATTTGATTAATATTACCAATTGATGTTGATATAGCAACAATATTTGCATTTCTACCATTTTCACTAGCAACATGACTAAATTTAGGAACTCTCTTATACCCAAATCCTGTTGAGATTGTTTTAAGACCTTTAATAGGTCCAATAACATCAGATGATTTTGTTGAATACTCTAATTTATCACAATCACGATCATTATATTTAAGTAATTCTGGCTCTCTTCTTGGTGAGAATTTAAATTCATCATCAGTTACATCAAATATCTCATATTCGCCATTATATAAACTATCAACAAACGATATTTCAGAGTAATTAGGTACATCCTTATCCGCAGTGCTTATGTACCCAGATTTCTCAAGAGAATAGAATAACTTACTTGGAAGTGATTTAGAGACTCTTATAGTTAAAGCGGCTCCAACTACTTCATTACCAATTTCTCCACCTTTTACAACATTAAAATCAGTTGAATCTCCAGAATTAACAAATTTATTCTTAAATTCCTTATCATAGTAAATATCAAAATCAAATCCAGATAATGATGAGGTAGATAAACCAAATGTTAATTGTGAGTTTTTAACAACTTCTATCTTAGGATTAATAGATGCTATAGTATGTTCTGCTGTTAATCCACCTTCAGTAGCAATTCCAATAATTTTTGCAGGAACAGATTGAGAATCTTTTAGTGTCTCTGCGAGATAGAATGTATTAGAATCTAACTTATGAACAAAATATGATCCTGTTGTAAATCCAGTATTACTTGGAGTATCCCAAATAATTTCATCACTATCATAGAATACCTTATCACCAGTACTAAATCCATGATTTAATATAGTAAATGTATTTGGATTAATATCATCACCCGAAGTTGATATACCAGAAACACCAAAATCTAATGGATTAAAGAGTAATTTTTCATATTCAGAATTATAACGAACATCTACTTCAAAAGTATTACCATACCCAACAACATGATTTGGAACTATATTGAGATTAATAACATCACCATTTTTTAAACCGTGCGTTGATGTATTAGCAGCAGCAACTTTTGTTATTACTGTAGATGTTATTCTACTAATATCACCATCTACTTGATCATAATTTGTAGTAAATGAATATTCATAACTATCAGATCCATTACCATAGAAATATAATCCACCTGAAGTATGAGCAGCACCAGCATTAGTTGCTAATCCAATATAATCAGTTCCTTTATTAATAATATAAACATCAGTCTTACCACTGTTTATATCTGGCATATTAACAATATCACTACCATCAATCTTAGGACTTACTAATAAAGAAGTCGCAGGAGGTGCTGAAGTTATATCCTTACGGAAAGATACCTTTTCACCTGTTTTGAATGGGTGATTTGGTAGATATATTTGTTGAACTGGAACAGGTACTTGATTATTATTCTCACCTATTGAATAGTCAATAAAAGATCCACTGGTTGTTCCAATACCAACAGACTTAGGACCATTGAAATAAACTACTTTATTAAGAGTAGATTCAAATCTTTGAGATCTAACAGGTATACTAATCTTACTTGCTAAAGCATCTATTGTAGATCCGTAAGAAACTACATTTCCAGTACCAAATCTTTTTACTCTTATTATAGATCCTATAGGATATAAATTTAATACTTTTAGATACTCATCCTCAATTTTTATAGAAGATCCTATAGAAACAACATCTGAGATAAAGTTAACGTAAATATCTTCAACAGTTCCATTAGGATTAGTATTTTGTGGTATTTCTTTTACCAAAGTCATGGTATCAGTTTTAATACCAATAGTAAATGAATTTGTTAATGCAACATTAGTTGTACTTAAACCAGAAACTATAACAGTATCTTGATCATTTAAACTGACATGTGGATAAAGATGAGCAAATACAGTAGAATTACTATCCCATTCAAATACTATATTTTCAAATTTAGTTAACTCAGTTTCAATACTTGAAACACCTATACCAACAATTTCATCTACTTGACCTCTAGCACCAGTTCCATTAGTTCCAGTATTATCAAATACTGTAAAATCACCGACTTTATATCCATCACCACCATCCAAAATTTCAAATTCTGATACAGATCCTTTAGTAACAGATTCGACAGTAGACATCTGCCTAACAATTTCATTAGATTCTATAATGAAATCATTATCAGCAAATTTATCATCTACTTTGTATGGGAAGGTATTTCTTGATAATGTTGTACTATTAAAATCAAATTCCTGATTTAAGACATTATTACCTGTAATGTATGGTAATCTATAAGTTTTTCCTATAAAGTATGGATATACTGGATCTAGATTTTCATCAATAGTGGCAAAATAAGCATAGATTCCTTTAGGGAATTCGGGTGTCTTACAGAATCTACCATTATGATCATCAAGATCTTTATCACTACTATACTCCCAATCTTGTATTAATGATCCTTCAGGGAATTTTGATAATGCTGGTCTAATTCCAGCAGCAATATCAGCAGCAATTTTAACACTATCCTTAGAATATCCAGATACCATTCTCTTTATAGTGGATCCGAACTTATCTGGTTCACTGAACCCATTTGGTCCATAAATTGGAACACCATCATATGCCCAACCAATTATAGGGGAATGACCACCACTACCAAGACCATCAAATGCAGTTGCAACTTTTCCACCATAACTATAAGCACTTAAAACCAATTTATCATCACCATATGGTTCTAAATGGAAATTACTACGACGAGAAGCAATATCTACATTAAAATTACTAATTCTTGGCTTAATGAAACCATTTTTACCTCTAGATTCGGCAACAATAAAGGTATCTGATTGAGAATAACCAATTCCTTCATTTATGACTACAACTTCTGTTAATTGTCCATCAGAAACTACTGGTTTAAACTTAGCACCAGTTCCAGATCCAGTAAGTTTTATTTCTGGTAATGAATAATATTCCTTCCCTTTATTAAGAACATAAACATCAATTATTCTACCATCTGATACGATTGCTTTTAATTCTGCTTCTTTACCATTTTGTACATAACCTTCTGGATCTCTATTATGGTTTATAACCTCTGATCCATACTTATTACCCTTTTCATAAAGATCTATACCAGTAATAGCACCAGTTACAATAGGTGTAAATTTATGTGTTCCAACTGCCTTATTTGACTTATAAGTTACACTGGCAGTTACTGTAATATCTGGGTATTTGAATACATTATATCCAGTTCCTGTAGTAGTAAGATTAACATACTTACCTCTCTTATAATCATCAGCACCATCAGACAATCTGAATGCATTATCATCTATTTTAACTACACGATATTCACTTGTGGTGTTTAATTCTGATATTGGATCACTGGAACCATCATATTCCATTGTGTCATACTTGACAATATCACCTTCTTTGAATCCATGATTCTCAAATTGAACTAAATCATAAGAAGTAGATATACCAACAGGAGGAACTATAACTTTTTTATATGAATAACCACTACCTGAATTAACAACTTTGACAGATCTTAGTGTATTTCTGGGTTCTGTTCTGAATATATGAACTCCATTACTTGTAGTAGAGAATCCAATTGTATTGATACCTGTAGATCCTGTTAAAGCGTCTTCAGGAGTATTAAACAAACGTATATTCCTATCATTAAGTACATTTACGTAATATGGAGCACCATTTACCAAATAATCACTAACTGTGGTAGCACCACTTTGGAAAGCACCTATTCCAAGTGCGTCATTTCCATTGCTGTTGTAGAATATTCTCTCACCATCTCTTAAACCGTGAGTATCAATAAATCTTATAACTTCATTAACTGGGTCAACACCACCATTAAATAATGAATCTTGACTATCAAACTTCATTTGTCTGAATCTAGGACCAACTTCTGGTTCTAGAAGACATCCCTTACCATTACCACCAACTAATGATACTGAACGACATTGATCAATATCAAAATTCTGAGTTTCAACAATAACTTCCTGAACTGATCCAGTAACTACAGGTTCTGCTAATGCAGTAGTTGCTGTACTTACTGTAGGATCTTCAATTTTAATTTTAGGTGGATTACATACATCATAACCCTCTCCACCATTAAAAATGTCAACACTAGTAATTTGACCGTATTTAACAAAATCTAATGATGTTGCTGCTTTAATTTCAACACCATCTATCAAAACACCAACATTATTTTCTGTTTTTTCACCTTTTTCTGCTATATTAAGATCTTGTGATAATGGAAACTTCCTTAATATTGGATTATTAGTTAAATTCCTATTATAAACACTAGCAGAAGTAAATCTATGAATAACACCAGTATTTACAAATGAAGGTGCTTTATTAAGTACAATCGTAGATATACCAATAGCACCTACAGAATCATGTAATCTTATAGATTGTTTATCAGCAGATACATCAAGATAAAATACTCTTGTTGTACCATCTGGATTTAAAGTAGTAATTCCAACAAGAGTATCTGCTGCAGCACCAGTTGTTTTGTCATATGCTTCATAAACAACAGCATCTCCATCACTGAATACTGTAGGACTATCAAATTTAATCTGTATATAATCAATAGCAATAGAAGGATCTATCGGATCAGTTGTTTGAGGCAATTCTAAAGTATTGGCATTACCAGTCTCAAAAGACTTTCTAATATATTCAGCATCAATACCATAACTTGGTAATGAGTTGGATGTTACATAACCATCAGTATCTCCGTCAACATATACATTTAATACATCAGCAATAAATTTTTCATTACTATTACCAAAAGATACAAGATCATTACTTGGTGCTATTTCTAACTTTGCTTTTCTTATAATTCTACGTATATCATAATCTCTATCAGGATGAGGATCATCTGGTCTAGTCCATATTAAGTTGTCCAATCCTGTTAGAGTATTATCACTTTCATCAATATTACTAATAACAGCAGATCCAATCGAATCTAATCCAAATCTATCAAATATTTCAATATTATCACCAATAGCAAGACTTGATTTATCAATTGGACTTAATAAAGATGGGTTTCCATTAACAGGCCAAGAATCTACCTGATAACGACTACTTGTATTATACTTCCAAGAATTAGCAAAAATTTGCTTATAGGTTCTATTACTATCATCAACATTGGATACGTCATATGATGATATACTTTCACCCATATTTTTACTATAAATCTTCTCACCTTCTTTGATTAGATTTACATCACCAGAAATAACAAAATCGGATAGAACACCAGTAATTCTTAATTCAACTTTCTTAGAAGTATCAGCATTCTCATATCCAAATACTACTTCATCTGCTCTTAAATCATCAGCATCATGTATTGCAAATACCACTCCAGAACACCCTAAGAACTGATTTACAGTCTTAGAAGTATATGTAATAGTATTATCTCCAGATATTACAGTTCCGCTACTAGGAAATCCTATTGTAGAATCAACAGAAATAATATCAGATCCAATAGCAACAGGTTCTAGTACCTTAGTTTTACCTGGAATAGTAAATATTCCTTCAATTAAATCTCTATCACTAAAACCTACAAATAATGAGATCTTGTAGTAAGTTTTTCTAACATTAGCACCGATACCAAGATTTCTTTCAAATATCTCTACCTCAGAAACAGAAGCAGAAGTTTGAGAATCTGTTGATTTAGTAATAGTTTGACCTACTAAATTACCAGGATCACCTGAAATTGCTTCTGCAATGACAACTTCTCTACGAATATACTCAGCAGTGGACGGTTTAAGTAACCTTTCCTCTAGATCTAATATGTCAGCATGTTCACCATATAATACTTTAAATAAAATTCTAATAGACTCTGCTATACCTTTTGACTGATAGAAAGATCTAGCATTCTTAATAAAGTTTCCAACATCAAGACCATCTACAAATTCATTATCTTCTAAACCAGGTAAGAAGGTTTTCTTTAATTTTTGATAAAATTCCTGTAAAAAGAGTACACTAAGATTAGTAACACTAGAACCTGCAGTATGAGCAGCAGCTTGTGTCTCTTCAAAAACTAAATCTTGCTTATTAACACTGTCTAATGTTGTAGATCCACTAAGATTTGATATACCACTAAAACCACGTACACAACCAAAGAAATTAATATCTGTTTTACTAGTATAAGTGATTATCTCATCATCAATTTTTAATAAACCATACTCATTAGGAAATCCTTTTGTAGATTCAACTGTAATTGTAGTATGAGAAGCATCAATATCATCAGTAATATTTGTAGTTCCAATAACCACTTCTGGAACTAAATTATCTACTTTAAGATAATTATCAAGGTTATCGACTAAATCAATATTAGCACCCTGAAACTCTTGTGAGAGATAGTACTGTTTAAAAAACTCAGTAGCATTAGGAAAATCGGCAACCAAAAATTGTGGAAGCTGATTCTCTATAATGGTATTTACTTGTACCTTCTTATCAAATTCTATACTCATTTATTTTCTCTCTAGTTCCCCGTTTGAATAACTTGAAGTATAATAATCTCGTGAAAATACAATTCCTGATACATCTTCGCCTGAAGCAATTACATCCTTAACCATATTTATCTTACTCTTAGAAACATCAAAACTAAGATATAGATCCTTTAACCCAATAATATCATTTGAATCGGGGAATGCCTGAATCTCAACAATGTCATTAGCAGCAACCGTTGATGTAATATGAATGGTATTTAAGAGAATTTCACCTTTCTTATAGTCAACTGTTCCTACAGATTTACCTACAATGTTAAAAACACTGTTTGCGTCTCTAGAAACTAGACCTAAGTTACCTTTCATTGAACCATCTAGGTTTCCATTTTCATCTTTATTGGGTACATCAGTTAGATAAACAACTTTATCATAACCATTAATCATAAATCCAGTACTCTTAATGTTAGCACCCTGTTGATTAATATAGAATCTATTACCAAAACATAACTCATACTGAGCAGATTGGTCTATAAGTGCCTTTAAATCCCGTCTAATCTTTACTTTAGTAATATTAGACGTAATACCATTATGAACCCTATCAATCAATTGAGAGGTCTTACTGTACTTAAACCTTCCACCAAACTTATTAATATCAACTGTATTAGCATAAGTGGTTAAAGCACTAGTAATTTTACTCTTTAATGCATCTGGAGTATCAATTTGTGATGTGTTATAGTATACTGTCGAGTCAATTTCCACATATAGCACTTTTAGATCAACAATTTTAGAATTAATACCAGCAATAGCGTAACTCTTTAACTTACTTTTGATCATCTGCTTGTCAAAATCAGACACATAAGTACCATTTTTCGGCTTAATGCTGATCCTAACAGTACCAAATTGAGGTGGATCCATTTCTTCACCACCAACCACTGCTACAGACTCTGTTTGTGGGTAGATTTGCGATATTATTGCCTCATAATCCCTTGGTGTAACCGCCCTGTATTGTGCTGAATACGTTCTAGGAGCCAAATACTTAATAGAGTTAATATTCTCTATCTCAGACCCATTTACAGCACCATGAACGGTAGTAATATCTACCGTTTTCTTTGGTATTTTGATTGCTCCATTCTGATCAATGATCGTTCCTTGGAAATCAAATGTTCTAGCACCATTACCATTCGCACCATCTGTTACGATATATCTTGCAGTAATGCTATCATTGTTCTCTAATGCCTTACCAAAGTATCCATCACCAAAGATGATTTCAAAATTTTCGTCTTGAATCTCTTGAACTAAGAAAATCTCCGAATCTTTGTTTAAATTTAGTATGTTATCGATCTTTTTAAATTGTCGTCCTAACCCAGTTGTATTCTGTTGACCAACAAAAACAACGATTGTGGAGCTATCAATGCTTGAATTGCCCAAAATAAAGCGTTGATCTTGATTTGTCATCGCTAAAAACTTACTTTCGACCAAAGATCCTTGAAAAACAGTGATAGGATTGGTCTGAGTACCAAAAGTAGCAACTCTACTGACGCTACCATCGGCATTTATGACATTTTCAACGATTGCAGAGATAGATTCGGGTATAGAGAAGCGATATGTCGTGTCATTTGCGTTACCAACCGCTATTAAACCAGGTTTTAATGATACAAATGGTACAGCACCTGCTACATCATCAATTTCTACACTAAAAGTGATAGATGCCTTGGCAGCAGTCTTAGATCTAGGTACATATCCAATGTTTCGTGCCAAAGAAACTACGTTTTCACGTAATGTAGCAGAGTCTAGGAACGATTCATTCGCAACTAAGTTGGCATTAAAGGCATTAATATAGGTATTGTACGCTAAAGTATCAATTAGAATCGAAAAATTAGATCCTTCAAAGTCAAAATCAGTAAAATTGGAGTTAGCAGCAAGATAATCCTTTATCTGTGCCTTAATCTGATCAAAATCTAGACTTGTAAATTGTGTGACTGGCATTATTTTATCTGGTTGGTTCTAATATGAATGAAAATGCTTGGCGAGGTACATCTAAACCTATGATATCAAAGTAAACTGTAATCTCTATACTATTATCATCAGGTAGAGCATCAACATCAACTGATACATTCTCTACTCTAGGCTCATGATTTCGTATTGTAGTAATGATTTGGTCTTCAATTGCTATCTCAATGGGTGCTGTATAGTTCTCAAAGAGCAATGCACGTACTTCAGACCCTATCATAGAGTCAAAGAAGCGTTCAGTAGGAATCGTCTCTACCAAATTGCGAACGGCACGGGTAATCGCACGTTCATTCTTCAATATCGGCAAATCCTTGGTCACAGGATGGGGTAAAAAGGAAAAACTAATGTCCTTAAATCCCTGTGATCGATTTACATTCTGTATTGGCATTCAGAGTAGATATACTTTCCTCTGGTTATTTATGTCTATTCATTAAAAAAGACCCCCGAAGAGGTCTTTCGTATCTATCTACCCTGTCCTCTATACCTCTTACGAGCCGAGTTACGGGATGATGCCGCATATTTTGTATGTTTGCCCGTTCCTTGACGAGTCTTTTTCGGGGTTGCCTGTACATAAGTACCGCCCATAATCCCCACTTTCATCTTTGCCATTCTTCAATAAATTCAGTTAGTATACTTTTTGGATGAGGCACTCCAGTATCATAAAACTCTTGTGCCAAATCCTCCATTGTCGTAAAATACTCATCTTGAGAGAGATCCTTATAAGCAACCTTACCATCAATTAGAATATTATAACGAGTCATTTAGATCACCCTTGTCTTTTCATGTCCTACACGTATGCGAGGATCGCACCAGATCTCGAAACCTGCCTCCTTTGCATCTAAGCAGAATGAGACATCTTCGCCACACATATCCTGAACCTCGCCACTTTCAAAGA